CTCCGCTTGAGTCGATGCGCATGCGTTCAACAGATTCTTGAGTACCGTCAGGGGTAGTGCTGAATAGTAATCGTCCGGGTGTGTCATTTGCTGATGCAGTGCCATCTACTTCTGCTCTAATTGAAGCAACGCGTGATATGTTGTCTACGCCGTCACCCGCCGCAAATGTAATATCACCTACTTTGTCATTGTTTTGGACTAAACCAGAACCACCCGTAGCTGTGCTTCGTGTTTTGCTTAAAACGAGATAAGCAGGATTATCATTTGCAGAGTTTCTCGTAGCACTTATAGAGGCAGTATCCGCTCCTACCCCTTGAACCTGCAACCTAGCGTTTATACCGAAGTTAGCAACAGTAGATGAATGGCCTACAAGCAAATTGCCGCCTGATGTAAACGTAGCAACAATAGAATCTCCATCATCTTCAAAGATTTGCCACTTACCTGCTTCTCTTTCTCCAATTTCCCAGTTTGTTCCTGAAGCGGTGCTGTCTTGACGAATAATACTGTCGCCTGGGGCTGTACCGCCTAAATGCAACTTAGTGCTAGGACTGCTAGTACCAAGACCTAAATTGCCGCTTGCATCGATGCGCATGCGTTCTGTCAAAGTGTCAGAAGCAAGTGTTTTTATTGTTATACCACCGTTATTTCCGTCTGTATTGTTTGTTTCTAAACTAAAATACCCAGCTCCTGGGTCAGGAAATGAGGAGCTATTTCTACCAACTAAAACAGTTCCTGAATTACCAGCAGTTATTGCGCCGTTTGAAATTTCTAGTTTTGTAGAAGGACTGCTAGTGCCAATACCGACGTTGCCTACTGAGTCGATGCGCATGGCTTCTGTGTTGCCAGTTAAGAACGTTAAAGGTACGCCGCTTGTGGATTCTTCTGCCGCACTTGATATTATTTCAGTTTTATTTTGATTCGCTCCTAATATTAAAGCTGAAGGATTATCTGTCCCATCTCTTTCAATGGCTATATGTGTGTTATTAGCATTTTTTGAAACATGAAACTGTCTTTGGGGACTGCTAGTACCAATACCAACATTCTGACTGCTATCAATCGTAATGGCTGTAGAGGCGGCGTTATCGTCAATACCTGTAGAGGTGAATGTGCCCGTAGTCAAACTAGTAGGATTAGTACCTACTTCGATAACAGTACCGCCTGAGTCCTCTGTATAGAGACGCTTGTTAGTCAGGTCTAATGCAGGTTCCCCAGCTACTAAGTCACCCGCTAACGGCGCGCCTGAGCCATTCTTTAATTTAATCGTTGTCATTAATAAGTTCCCCCATCGATAGTCGACAGTGTAGTTGCAATAGAAGTTGTACCAGAGCCTGTAACTGCTCCAGACAGCGTAATCGTTTGGTTGCCTTGTAATGCACTATCAGCCAGTGCGCCTTGTGCAGCAGTAGCGTAGTCAGTAGAGTCAAATGCTTTAACTTGTGCAAGGTTAGTTATTTCAGAGTCCATCAACGCACCAGCAGCAGTTACGTTAGCTGTATCCGTTACGTCCGCTAATGCTTCAACACCGTCAAGTTTAGTACCGTCTGCTGCTACGTCACGACCATCAACAGTACCAGACAGTGTTACATTGCCTGTGATGTTAACGTTACCCGTGCCTGTGATGTTGTTGCTGTTTAGGTCTAAGTTACCACCCAGTTGTGGACTAGTGTCACCAATAAGGTCTGGGTTTACTGTGTTCCAAGCACTGCCATCATAGATGCGTGTCGTGCTGTCACCTGTGTTGAAGTACCAGTCCCCTGCAGTAACAGCATTACCGTTCAGGTCTACTGTAGGGTTACTTGCCTGCGCTCCTAAGAAAAACCCGTCAATGGATTCCTGAGCAGCCTCAGCAGCCGTCTGAGCAGCCTCTGCCGCAGTTTGTGCTGTTTGTGCTGCAGTAGCACTGGTAGCAGCGTTCGTGGCTGAGGTGGACGCTGAGGAGGCGCTAGAGGCAGCGTTGGTTTCACTGGTTGACGCATTACTAGCAGAAGTAGCTGCGTTAGTCGCACTCGTTGACGCTGCAGTTGCCTGAGTCGTTGCTGTCGTTGCAGACCCTGACGCAGACGTAGCAGAGGTAGCCGCATTGGTCTCACTAGTTGCTGCGTTGGTAGCACTTAGTGCTACATTAGTTTCTGACGTAGACGCATTAGTAGCGGAAGTAGCTGCATTTGTTTCTGAGGTAGATGCGTTGCTCTCGCTAGTGGCTGCGTTACTGGCAGACGTTGATGCCGCTGTAGCCTGAGTCGTGGCTGTTGTGGCCTGAGTTGTAGCCGTTGTAGCTGAGGACGCTGCAGATGTAGCACTAGAGGCCGCTGCAGTAGCAGAAGCAGAAGCGTTTGTTTCCGCTGTCTCTGCGTTAGTCTCAGCAGTTTCAGCATTGGTCTCCGCTAGTTCTGCCGCTGTCTGAGCAGTCTCCGCTGCAGTCTGCGCTGCTTGCGCTGCTGTCTTAGCTGTTTCTGCTGCGGTCTGTGCGGTTTGTGCTGCGGTGGCTGCATTGGACGCAGTAGTTGCATCTGCTGATACAGACGCTTCAGAGCCTGCTGCGTTTGTTGCTGAGGTTGCCGCTGCTGCTGCAGAAGCACTAGCTTCATTTGCTTTAGTAGTGGCAGTCTGGGCGCTGGTAGCTACCTGTGAAGCATACGCATCAGTACTAGCATCACCAGAACCACCTGTTCCACGGAATAAAGGCATCTACTACTCCTACTAAAGAAAAGGAAAAGGGGCCATTGCTGACCCCCATAAGGTCGTTACTCTGCGACTGCGAGTACGAAACCAGCTTCAGGACGATATACCTGAACACCATACAGGCAATCAGCCGTGTACAGAGTTGAGAGGTATTCCTGCTTGTACTGGGTTTGCGAACGTACAGACTGCTGCTCTGCCATGATGATTGCATCACGGTGGAACAAGAGTGCAGCACGAGTGTCTACTGAAGACGCAGTGTTGTCAGCGGCTGCTTCAATAGTTCGGCAGTTAGCTGAAACGTAAACGTCTACACCGTAGAGGTTACCAATAAGACCACTGTTGACAGCCTGACCAGATACAAAGTCAGAAGACACGTAACGGTCAATACCCATGATAGTGTTACGAACAGAAGGTGGGATGATAAGCGCACGTCCGTCCATAGGTACGTTGTTGTCATCAAGCTTCTGGATCATGTCACGGAAGAACGCATCAGTGAATACGTCGTTTGCGTCCATTGTGTCGTCAACGTACTGAGTAGTAGTACCGTTGTCATTGAAGAAACAACCAGTGTGCTGGTAGTCAGTTTCTGCTGGGCTGAATACAACAGCACCACCATCACCAAAGCCAGTACCTGCAGCGTGAAGGTCATTGTCGATTTGTACAGCAAGAGCATAACCAGCGTCTTCAGTGTAGAACTGACGCAGGCTAGAAAGAGCTTGTACTTCTACAATGTCCTCAATCAAGCGTGAGTACTCGAAGTGACGGTCAATGTCAACAGTCAACTCGCCTTCAGTGTTTGCAATGATAGTGACTGCTGTATCAGCAACCTTAGCATTTGCATCACCACGGACGGGCTTAGGCACATGTAGCTTGTCGCCTTTCTTGCCAGTCATAGCAAGCTTCTTGACAAGTGGAGCCATCTTCAGGTTCTTTTGGTAAGCAGCAATAATCTCGTCACTCCAAATTTCTGGAATGAAAGTATTCGCCTCTGTCTTCGCAGTAAAACCGGCTGCGCCCGGAAAAGTTGCAGTAGCCATGTCAATCTCCTAGATTATTTGACTCGACCCTCCGCATAAGCTGCCATAATTTCTTCGGACAAAGCTTGATAACGGTCAGGGTCATTCTTCATTAGTTTAATAATGTCGGCCCTGCGATATACCTTCTTACGTGATCCCTCAGCACTGCCTCGTGCATTGCCTGTATTAGCTGCCTTTAGTGATTGCTTACGTGCCTGTTTTTCAACATTGGCAGTTTGCTGAGCAACTGTCTTACGCTCTTTCCAGAGTGAAAACAGTTCATCAGCAGAGTCAGCATCATACTGTTGGTCAGCCGCTACAAACAACTGAGTCCTAATCTTAGATGCTTTAATCCATTCTGCAAACTTAGGGTCACTAAGAATGTCTTGCATATCTGGATGTTTAGCTTGAAGGGTAGCAAGTGACGACTGCTTCTTGTACTGCTCAGTGTACTGCTGCGCTTCTCTAATCTTAGGGTGATTCTCAATAGCACGATTGACTGCGCCTTGAGGATCTGTAAAATAATCTATATCGTCTTCAGGCTCAACGTATTGTTGTTGAGGTGCTGTTGGTTGTTGCTGACTAGAAATGTAATC